TTGATTTACCTTTTGTTATGAAAAATAAAGAAAGGAAAGAAGATGATTTTTTCACTGGTGAACCTGACTTAATTTGTAAAGGTATAATTTACGACATTAAAAACTCGTATGATGCGTTTACATTTCCACTTTTTGAAACTGAATTGCCAAATGATGATTATTTCTATCAAATGCAAGTGTATATGCACTTATTTAAACTCGAAAAGTCGTTTGTTGTATATGTACTTATGAATACTCCAGCAACTAAATGGGAGCCTGAAATAACTTATGACCATGTAGGCAAAGAATATCGGATTAAAACATTTGAAGTAAACTATGACCCTACAGTCATTGAACTTTTACAAAATCGTGTTATTGAATCAAGAAATTATATTAACTCACTAAAAATTTAAATTATGAACTACCAATTAAAAATCGATGTCAAAAAATTAAACAAAGCCTTCGTTTATCAGATACAAGGCAAGTCAGCAAAAGTAGAATGTGTTTGCATTCCAGTTTCGGAGTTCTATCACGGTAAGAATGGGGAACTGTATTGTAACCTGCAGATAACTGAAAAAAAACAAGTAGGACAATACGGCGATACTCACTTTGCCAAACAATCGCTTGAGAAAGCAAGTTACAACGCATTGAGTGAAGAGCAACGGAAAGCTATTCCAATTTTAGGAAATATGGAGCCGTCCAAGTTCGGAAATAATACAACCACAACCACTACTCAAACAGCCGAGCCACAGGCACAACCTGAGGGTGATGGATTACCATTCTAATACTATGACAGTTGACCAAGTTCGCACACTTGACTATTCAATTAGTCGGGTGTGCAACTACTTTCAAGTTTCGGAATCTGACTTGAAAAGTAGGAGTAGAAAGACAAATGTAGTTTATGCCCGTGCATTTATTTACAAATTTATGCGTGAAATATACAGTCGTAATTTGTCACTGGTTGAGTTGGGATGTTATTTCGGGCGTGATCATTGCACCGTTTTACACTCAATAAAGATGCTTGATGATACTTTTGATTGTTATCCTGAGCTAAAAAATGAGTATTTTAGTATGAAAAAAGGTTTGATAATTTAGAAATTATTTGTATATTTGCATAGTGAAAGCGGATTTATTTCCGCTTAACTTTGCATTAATTTTTAACACATTGTAAATGAAAAGAATAACTATAAGAACAGACTTAATGAGTAAATCGAACTACTCAAGACAATACAATATTAGTAGACCAACTATTGACCAACGTATAAAAGATGGTACGCTAGCAATCGAGCGTATTGATGGAATTGATTACATTAAATTGTATTAGCTTTTTATTTTATCGAAAAATTAACAAATTGTAAAAGAACTTTATGGAAAAATTAGAAAAAGGATGTGTTTATTTTTTTAGACATATTGGATTAACTCCAGTCAAAATTGGTTATTCAACACATGAAAGTCCAATAAGCAGATTTGAACAGTTTAAAACTTATGCTCCATACGGTAGTGAAATCATAGGTTTTATTCAGTCTTTTGATGCTAAATCACTTGAAACAACACTACATGAAAGATTTTCACAATATAGGTTAAGTGGAGAATGGTTTGAAATATCTCAACTAGAATGCGAAAAAGTAATATCTTTTTATTCAAACATAGAAGATATAAAAGAAAAAAACGAGTTTCAAATAGCTTATGCAAAATATATTGATAAAAGAAAATTGTATAAATCAATATCTAATTCATTTAATACAGATGATGTTTTTAATGATAAAAATAATTCAGTTGTTATGCCTATAAAATTAGATAGAAAAGAAGAAATATTAAAACTTTTAAAATCTGAAAAGGAGATTAAAGTATCAGAAATATCAAAAAGATTTTCAATTAGTAGGAAAACAGTTTATAAATATATTAATGAAATATATGGTAAAAAAAATGTCACCTTTAAAAAAAATATAACTGTATGATTTATATATACTTACATTATAATTTTATGTTACATTGTCACCGTGACAAAATCTTTAAAATAATTAATTTTAGAAAAATGAAAAAAATATTTTTTAAAAATATTTTTTGTCACCGTGACAAAAAAAACATCTAAACAACTAATAATCAAATATTAACGTTGTCACCTAGGGTGACAAAAAGGTAACAAATAAATGAATAAACCAACACTTTCAAGATGCTATAAGCTATTAGACGATGGTTTCTCTTTGATAACAGTAGGTAAAAATAAAGTGCCTAACTTTTCATGGAAAAAATGCCAAACTAGACCATACTCAAAAAATGATTTTGAAAAGGTATATCAATATGATGGAGGTACATTTTACAAAGATAAAGATACAGGCGAAGATGTGGAAATAAAACCATCTGTTGGTATTGGAATCGTTACAGGTTACAATAACATTGAGGTTATTGATATTGACTTAAAAGTGCTACCAACACTCAAAGACCAACAAGATTTTTGGAATGAATATACAATGTACCTAAGAGAATCAATAGATGATTTTGATACTAAATTTGTAATTTATAAGACTGTAAACAATGGGTATCACATTATTTACAAATGCGAAAAAATAGCTGGAAATATAAAGATAGCTAAATTACAAGGTATCAAAGAAGCTATCATTGAGAGCCGTGGGATTGGTGGTTATGTTTGGATATACGATAACCAAGTTTCTAAAAATGGATATGATAGCGTGCAGGAAATTTCAGAGAAAGACAGGGATTTGCTTTGGGAAATATCAAGGTCTTTCAACTATGTTGAACAGCAACCAGAGCAACCAAAGGAAGTAATAAAGCAATATCGAAAATCTGATAATGATATTACACCATGGGAAGATTTCAACAATAAAAATAGAGTATGGGATTTGATATGTAATGAGTTCACAATTGTAAAAAAACTTTCCGATAAACTTATTATAAGACGTCACGGTGCAACATCTGCTAGTAGTGGAAGTATTTTTACTAAGGATAACAAGATGTTCCTTTTCTCAACAGGAACAATTTACCCGCACGAAAAACCACTATCACCTTTTGATATTTATGCTATAAAAAATTACAATGGTGATTTTAAAAAGGCGGCTAGTGATTTATATTCAAAGAACTATGGAAGTAGGCACATAAACGAAAAGGCTATAAAAAGTCAAACAGTTATACATGAAAAAATAGAACAGCAAATACCATCAAAAATAGAGTTCCCAATAGATGTTCTACCTGATAGTATAAAATCTTATTTACTACTTTGCAATAAGACACTAAACAGTAACATCGATTATATGGGTTGCTCTTTCCTTTGGCTGTTATCTTTGATAATTGGAAATTCTATCAAAGTTAGAGTAAAAGGTGGATGGATAGAATCGGCTGTGGTGTGGATTAGTTTAGTTGGTGAAGCTGGTATCGGTAAGACACCATCTATAAGCAGGATAATTTATCCACTTGAAAAAATCAATAATGGTGAGATAAAAAAATACATTAAGAATACTAAGTTATACGAGGCTTACATGGATTTAGATAAAAAAGAAAAGCAGAATAATGAGGAGGTAAAAAAGCCGAGTAAAACACAAATGATTGTTTCTGATTTCACCATTGAAGCTATAACAGATTTGCATGAAGAAAATAAAAATTCAGTTGGTGTATTCTGTGATGAGCTGGCAGGATGGTACAAAGACATGAACAAGTATCGAGCAGGTTCTGATTTAGAGTTCTGGCTTAGTTCGTGGTCTAACAAAGGTATAGCAATGAATAGAAAAACAGCTAAGAGTTCATTTGTTGAAAGTCCTATTTTGCCAGTTTTAGGAGGTATCCAACCTAAAATTTTAGTTCAATTCTTTACTGAGGAAAACAAAGATAATGGTTTTATTGACCGTATGTTAACAACTTTTCCAGATGCTAAAGTAGATGAATATAATGATGATGATTTGAGTGAAGAAATCATTCAATGGTATAATGACTATGTGGTTAATTTCTATAATGTAATAAAAAAACAAGTTATAAAATACGACCCAGATGGTGAAATAAAATCAAAAATAGTTCCACTATCTGATGGTGCAAAAAAGCTTTGGATTGAAGTTTTCAATAAAATAACTACACATCAAAATAGTGATGATGAAAATGAGTATATGAAATCAATGTACCCAAAACAAAAGTCATATATCCCTAGATTTGCATTGCTACTGAATACACTTTATGCTTATGATAATAGTGAAAATTCAATGGATTATATTTCAGAACGCTCAATGGCTGGAGCTATCAAACTTTCAGAGTATTTTGTTCTTATGGCAAAGAAACACAAACTTAATACTATTGAATTTTCTGACGTAAAAAAAGTAGTTAATCAAAATGAGAATAAATCTACTAAG